AAAGGTGCTTTGGTTTGGACGTGAAGATTCTGTATTAGAACTTGAAGATGCTTGTTGTGTACTTCTAGCTTTTTCAATCTCAGCAACTTTTTTATAAACTGCCCTAGATTGTGGACTTTCAATTCCAGGAAATACACCAGTAATAGTCGGTATTTGTCCAAAATCCCCATCTTGGAAAAATCCAAAAACCCAATCACCAGGAATAGGACCAGAAGTGGTATGTGCTCCGGTAGGTGGTAAAAGTACCTGTGCCCAAGGTAAGGTTTCAGTTGGACATAAACTTTCATCCAATGAATGAACACCAACAATACGAACACGAATTAATCCTAATTTTGATTTATCACCTACTTGTGCTACAAGTCCAGTAAACCAGACGAAACCTTGTTTGCCATAAAAATCTTTAGATAACATATTATGATTGAATCTTGTCGGTGGCGACTTCTAATAAAGTTTGGTGTTTATCATAACGAATGATATGCCTAGTACCAATGATTATATATTTACCAGACAAAGTTTTATCTAAAACTTCATCCTCTTGTTTTATTGAATATTTTGGAACAAATAAAGTAATAATTTGACTACAATTTAATCCAAAATTACCAGGCATTAATAATTGTATTCTTCGTTGCATCAAATTAGTAAATATTGGTTTTCTTTTGTAGATATATTGTTCAGGATTATCTAAGAAATCTAAATTTTCTGGACATTGTTCTTTTAGATAAGGACGATCTTTTCGATATTCAAAATAAGGATGTGCAACAATTCTGGAATCGTGCATCTCTTTATAACTTTTATTATCTAGATTTTTCTCTTCTGGTAAATTCGATTTGCCTACCTTAACAGAAGAACTATGAATATCTTCTTCTGGTACTATTCTAAATTCTCTAGTATAGGTATCAAATAATAATTTATTGCCTGCATAGGAACCACCTTTAACATTTTCTAAAACACTATACTGAGAAAGTATTTTCAATTCTCTAGCACTTAGAAATTCAGATCCAGGATTAGCATTTAAATTTTTTGGATTAAAATTGATAAGGAATTTAACAGGATCTTCGAACATTGTTTTTAATGATCGAAAATTATAACCAACCCGTTGTAATTCAAAAAATAGAAAATCTGGATTCGCGGAATCATCAGCAATTGCCCGTTTAGATATCCAATTAATGGAATCAAACGGTGTCAATGTTGGCATATCAAAGAGAAATTCTTGTCGGGTTTCTTGAATCTTACCAATACCTGCTTTACCATTTGTCGGTTTACCATTAGGAACTTTCAAATAATCAGTTAATATCTTTTTGACAATTTCATGATAAGGGGCTTTATAATGTTGATTAACTTTTTTCTGTAATGATAATGGAAATTCTTCTGAGCAAAAATATAAGGTATATCTTTGTGTAGTCAAATTAACAACTGATTTTTTGGACATATTATAGATAACAAATTGTTTTTGGTATCGCAATGCTTCAATAGGTTCGCCCGTTTTGTCTATTAGAATTCTGATTTTTGGTAATTCTTGTCCGTCAAATTTTAATTTTTCAGCAATGCTATTGGCATCAGTTAATAATATACTTCCAGAAAGACATGGGGAAAAAATGTTGTCATATAGATTTAATTCATCAAAAATACTAGCAATATCTAAAATTTCTCCATTTTGAAGAACTAATGTTAATTCCTTAAAGGAAAAATCGGTCGATTGGGAGACATCAGCCATTTTTGAACACTTTTTCCACTTCTAATTCTAAACCACGAACGAAATCATTTTTCAACAATTTTATATTTCTTTTACTTTCGTTAAGATCATTTTCATATTCATAATAAGTTTTTTCTCCTTGATCGGTATTTAGAATGATTACGGTATTATCTTCAAGTGTTACTGATTGATTTATATAAACTGGAATTTCTTGATCTACTTCATAAAGATTTGTATAGGTATTTTGATCTATTTCAAAATATTGAGTATCTATGATTGCATTGGTGCTTGCTAATTTTATAGTTTCTATTCTATAATAGGAATGGGTATTAGATTTTGCCCAATGAATACCATCACCGGCGGTATTCGATCCCGCATTAATTAGATATTTTGCATCAATATAGTTATTTAGTGACTGATATTCTAATGGCCAATGATATTGTGGATCAATAATATCATTGAATAATAGAACAATCCAATGACGATTTGCTGAACCATAATATTTGTGAGCAATAACTTCTGGGGTATCTTCGTCTCTGATTTTATAAGTAAAGAATGCTGCTGAATTTTCTTTCAATTTCTCTTCAAAAGAAAATCGTTGCAAAATATTAGTAACATGAGTAGCAGTGATTTTGTAATCATCAAAACTATAAAGGAGTTTTGGAAAGTTTCTAAAAAATTTAGCCACTATTTGTTATCCCCTTGATTGTAGTTTTCTTTGGTTAGATATTCGGTTTCTTTGAAATTTAGGGATAATCTTATTCCAACTGGCATACCCGTTCCACCTAATTCTGGTGTTGATTCACCAGGAACTTCATATGCAGCAAAACCTTGTGGGGCATAATCAATATCCATTCCTACTAAAACACAAGTAGATATTTTTGGAATATTCTCATTCTCTTTACCATTATAATAAAATTTAATATCAAATTCTGAAGGAGGAATTAAGAAGAAACCATAGCTATCTTTTTTAATTTCTGGAGATTGATGAAAGCGGATTCTTTCAATGATATTTTGAACTTCTTTAGCTTCTTTTTTACTTCTAGGGTAGAACATGAAATCAAAACGGAATTGGCGGAATTCTGGTGAAGTATAAAGAACCTCTAGCATTGGATTTACTACCATTCCGGTAATTGCTGCAAATCCTGCCTGAAACATTGGATTGCTATTGACAGCACCAGATACAACAAAAGGTGCTAAGTTTTTAATAAAACTTGACATATCAGCCCCAGCCATAACATCTTTAAAGGTATCAATTCCCGTACCAAGACCAGCAAGACCTGCTGCAATTGGTCCTGTTAATGATAAATCAGAAAATTGTTGATTCTGATTAAATGCTAAAGTGTCAGGCATATATAAAGCAATGGTGTCGGTGGTTCTGTAAATTGTTCTAACAAAACCTACCGCAAAAGATTCATCTATTGGAAGAAATCCAAATTTCTTAAACCACTCATAAGATTTTCCCCAATCAAGACCAATATTAGAAAGTATATTATATGCTGCTCCACCAATACCTAAATTACCAGACATAATTCTATTATCGTAAATAGTAGGTAAATCAGAACCATGTGCCCTTTTATCTGCTACTTGAGTGCGTTTTTGAGCATTGATATGAATTACCATATAATGTCCTTTATCAACAGCACCTAAATCAATGGGATATCTTAAAATATTATATCCATAGGTCTTGCCACCCAATAAATTTTTGGATGAATCTATGTTTCTGTTATATGGATCAAAGGTGACATCACCTAAATTGAAAATTGACATATCTTGTTGTTCTAATAAATAGTAGTAGAAAGCCGCATATTAATTCTATTTATATCACATGAGAAATTATCATCAAGGTCATTATAAAGCAATAAACCCAGAAAAATATGCAGGAAATCCTGATCAAATAATTTATAGATCTTCTTGGGAAGCCAAAGTTTTTTCTTGGTTAGATAATCATCCTGATGTTATTCTCTGGGGTTCTGAAGAATTAGTTATTCCTTATTGGGATTCTGTACAAAATAAAAAACGCAGATATTTTCCGGACATTATTGTCAAAATGAGACAGAAATCTGGAAATGTTGCTACTTATGTTATTGAGATAAAACCGGAATATCAAACTAAACAACCAGTCAAAAAACGTAAAACCCAAACTTTTATAGATGAAACCTTGACTTATGTCAACAATCAATCAAAGTGGAATGCAGCAAAGAAATTTTGTGAAGATAAAGGTTGGAACTTCATTATTATCACTGAAAAATCATTAGGATTACTAGCTAAATAGATCATGGCGAAAAAAAGATTATTAGTTCGTATAAAAGAACAAATGCAGCAACAGGGTTTGCAAGCAAGAACCACTGCTGCCCGTGATTGGCTTAGATCAACACTAAAAACAAATTTATTA